AGAAGAGATCGATGATATTGATTTCGATCTAAACGAAGCAAATGACTTGCTCAATATTATCAAAAACATCAGAATATGAAATTTATATTTTCCATTCTGATAGCATTTAGTTTAACTAATTGTGCTACTATCCCCAAAGGCGATACGGCCTTTACAGAAATGGCTGGGAGACCAGTCAATATTCGTCTAATAGGACAGAAAGAAATGTGTGAACGTGAGCCAGAATCACTATTATGCGATGTCGAAGACGATGAGATAGACAACACAACCGAGAGCGACAACTTATGAGCGTAAACTATAGAGAATTAGCAGTGTTATTAGATTCACCTAAAGGAACAGGCAAGACCACTAGTATGGTTAACCAAGCCAAAGAGATAGGGGCGACAGTAATCGTCACTAATCCGCACATGCATTTAGGTCTCGGAAAGGCACACCAAATCGATACAGTAGGACTAAAACAATTACATACACTACATGGACTTAGAAAACCTTTATTAATCGATCACCATGCAATCAGTACGGTACTACTTGAAATGCAAAACGAGATCGACCGATTAACCTTTATAACCAATTCCAGCTGGTTGAGACGATTCTTTTCTTGGTTTGTCGTAAAACCAGCCAACGTTTAACCAATGAGTAAAGAAATAGCAATCAAAGTCCACAAACTAGTCGAAAGTAAATTCACCTATATTCACGATGATAAGCAATACATGCAGGCCGAACATTGGACGAGTCATGCTAAAGAAGTATTGGCTGGCAACGACTTTAAAGATGATTGTGACGGATTTGCTAACACTTGCGCAGAACTATTAATCAGAGAAGGCATCGATAGAAAAAAGGTGTCTATTGCATATTGCGTAACTGAAACAGGCGAAGATCATCTAGTATGTGGTGTCGTGATTGACGGCAAGACTTATATATTAGAAAACAGATTCAGTGAGATATACGATTGGAAAGACAAGACAAAGTATGATTTTAAATACTATATGAAGATGGACGATCCAGGCCAATGGTTTGAATTACCAACCAACCAACCTTATTAAAAAATAATTAAACGGGTAAATTCGGGATAAATACATATTGACACAGGTAGCTATTAGTGTATAATAGTTAAATGTGTTAGATACTGTTTTGAATAAAACTACACAAGTGAGACTTCGGTCTTACGACTACTAAACGAAAGCTAAAATTAAAGCATATTACAAAGGAGAAACAAGTATGGCAAGTCTAGCTGACATCCGTGCCCGTCTGGCGGAACAAGAAACAAACACTAATACCCCTAAATCTGACGGGGCGATATATCCACATTGGAATATAGACGTAGGTGCATTAGCAACTGTGCGCTTCCTACCCGATGGCGATCCAGAGAACGCATTCTTTTGGATCGAACGTCAAATCATCAAACTACCATTTAATGGTATAAAAGGTGATACAAACTCAAAACACACCACTGTGCAAGTTCCTTGCGTAGAAATGTTTGGAGACAACTGTCCTATACTCGCAGAAGTTCGTCCTTGGTACAAAGACGAAACATTAAAAGCTATGGCAGGGAAATATTGGAAGAAACGTACTTACATCTTCCAAGGGTTTGTACGTCAAAATCCGATCGGAGAGGACGAGACTCCTGCGAACCCAATTCGTAGATTCATTGTTGCACCACAAATCTTTGCTGGTATCAAAGCATCATTAATGGATACTGAGATTGAAGAAATGCCAACTGATTCACTGCGTGGTCTTGATTTTAATATCAGAAAGACGCAGAAAGGTGAGTATGCTGATTATGCAACTTCGTCTTGGTCTCGTAAAGAGACTGCATTGACTGAAGCAGAACAAGCGGCTGTCGATGCGCATGGTCTATGGGATCTAAAAGAATTCTTACCCAAGAAGCCAAGTGAGTCAGAGTTACGTGTTATCAAAGAAATGTTTGAAGCATCAGTTGATGGTCTTCCATATGATCTTGAGAAGTGGGGAGCATACTATCGTCCATATGGTATGCAACTACCAGATCAGGCCTCAAAATCTGATTCTGCGGCACCAGCAGATCCTGCAACACCTGCAACACCTGCAACACCAGCAGATCCTGCACCACTACCAGAGGCGGCTATACCACAAGCCGCATCACAGGCACCAGCTGAACCTGAGGCAAATATTCAAACCCCAAGTGCTGAACCTGTTAAAGATCCAGGTACTTCAAGTGATAAAGCACAAGACATTCTAGCAATGATTCGTGCAAGACAACGTACTGATTAATATGGTTATCGGGGGAAGGCAACTTCCCCCATTTTGCAGGAGAAAAACAATGACCTTACCAGAAGAAAGATTCAGGGCTCTCAAACAAGGCAAAAAATTATTAGAAGAATTATGCGACCCAGGCAAGACTCCAAGAGTTCCAAGTCTCGTTAGAGATAGGGCCAAAGCCGCACTTAGACATTTTCCTACTGATTTTGATTTAGATGATATTTTACAAAGTTGCCCAGAGTTACTAGATAAACCAACAATTCCAAAAAAACAATCTAACCGATAGGAGAATATTTTGGCTAAACCATTTGATGTGTCGAAATTTAGGAAAGACATAACAAAGTCCATTGAAGGACTTTCAGTAGGATTTCATGATCCAACAGACTGGATCAGTACTGGCTCATATGCACTTAATTATTTAATCAGTGGAGACTTTCATAAAGGAGTCCCCTTAGGAAAAGTAACAGTCTTTGCAGGCGAATCAGGCGCAGGTAAATCATACTTTGCCGCCGGCAACATAGTGAAGTCAGCACAAGATCAAGGTATCTTTGTAGTCTTAATTGACACAGAGAATGCACTTGATGAGGCTTGGTTACAGGCTTTGCAAGTTGACACTAGCCCAGAAAAGTTAATTAAACTTAGTATGAGTATGATCGACGATGTAGCAAAAACTATATCAACCTTTATGATAGATTACAAAGCGATGGCAGAAGAGGAACGTCCCAAAGTTCTGTTTGTAATTGATTCACTGGGTATGATGCTAACACCGACTGATGTTGCACAGTTTGAAAAAGGTGACATGAAAGGAGATATGGGTCGAAAACCCAAAGCACTTACATCTTTAGTAAGAAACACAGTTAATATGTTCGGCAGTTACAATGTTGGACTCGTCGCAACCAATCACACATACGCATCACAAGATATGTTTGACCCAGATGACAAGATATCAGGTGGTCAAGGATTTATCTACGCATCAAGTATCGTTGTTGCTATGAAAAAGATGAAACTGAAAGAAGATGATGATGGTAACAAGATTTCTGATGTCAGAGGTATTCGTGCAGGATGTAAAGTAATGAAGACTCGTTATGCAAAACCTTTTGAAGGTGTGCAAGTGAAGATTCCTTACGAGACGGGCATGAACCCACATTCTGGACTTGTAGACTTGTTTGAAAAAGGAGGCGTGTTAACTAAGCAAGGGAATCGTTTAAAGTACATCACTCAAGATGGCACTGAAATTCTTCAATTTAGAAAGCCTTGGGAAGCTAATGTAGACGGTTGTTTAGATAAAGTGATGGAAGAATATGCTGAAGTCAAAGAAGCACTAGACAAACAAACTAACGAACAAGCTCAGGAAACTGAAGAAGGGGTATTACAGTGAACGTATCAGACTTAGCTGAAGTTTGGACACTAATCAAACCAAGTATTGTAGATGGTGATGTAAATGAAGCATCTGATCTATTGATTAATCACTTGATTGATGGTGGACATTCTGCAATTGAACTTAAAAAAGCATTCGGAGATGACGAATCTATCACAGCGGCACTATCATATTTCACAGACGTTGATGTTGATGATAATGACGATGAGGATGAGGATGACACCGACGATAATTGGGATTAGTGAGCATAAAATGAGTAAACCAGATCCTCATAGCTACCTTAACTTAAACGTTTATATTAAAGACATGAAAAGTTATGCACAACGGGTAGGTAAGAACCCTAATAAATTTGAACTGTATCGGTACAAAGAGTTAGGGATTTATTCAATAACCGATCTGGTAGCACATCGCAAAAACAATCCATGGAGCAAAGTGGACCTATGAATTGGTATACCAGAGTAAGCCATGATCTGTCTGTAATACCAGACTTTATTACTCATTATGAAAATGAGTTGATATCGTCTAAGATCGATGTACGAATTACCGGTTCGGTAGAAAAGCAAATCACTGCCTTGCCAGGTGTCACTGAGCATCGCTTCAATCAATTACAAGAGGTTGAAGCGATACTCAATTTACTTAACATTAAATTACGCAAGATTCGCAGAACTCACTTTCAAAAGTACTTAGAGAAGTATCAACGAGCATTGACCTCGCGTGATGCTGAGAAGTATGTAGATGGTGAAGATGAAGTCATTGACTTTGAATACTTGATTAATGAGGTTGCTTTACTAAGAAACAAATATTTAGGCATAATGAAAGGATTGGACGCTAAACAGTGGCAGATGGGACACATTGTACGTCTCAGGACTGCTGGAATGGAAGATATTAGAGTAGATTAAGTATTATTTTACAAATTAAAGTGAAAAAGTGTTGACAACCTTACCCAAAAGGTGTTAAGATAACATCTTTAAACGCACTGACACTCTAAGGTAGAAAATAATATGTCTAAAAATATAGTTGTTAAATTTGGCGAATACAGAAATCAGCCAATTGTTAATCAAGAATTCGTTCTCGTTAAAGGCTTCTCAGAAGGCAAACGCGGTCCTTATATCACTGTTAGAAACGATGGTCAATTTCCAAATATCAGCACTGCTAATGTTAAAGTAAAACTTAATAACGTTAATGATGTTCTTTGGAGTGGTGACCCAGTACTAGCAAGTGAATTTATCTCGCAACCTGGTGTTGTAGAAGAAGATTTAATCATAGAATCTGATGATGAGGCTATGGACAGAATCAGAAGTAGATTCGATATCTTAGATGATATGGCGGCTGCCGCTATCAGTGGAGACATTAGAGCAATGATCGTCTCAGGTCCTCCAGGAGTAGGCAAGTCATATGGTGTTGAACAGCAAATGATAGGTGCTTCGTTGTTTAGTCAACTGGAAAAAAATGTATTACCTCGATATGAAGTCGTTAAGGGAGCGATGACAGCATTGGGACTTTACAGAGTTCTTTATAAGTTTTCTGATCCCAAGAACGTCTTGGTGTTTGATGACTGTGATTCGGTATTTACTGATGATCTTGCTCTTAACATTCTTAAAGCGGCATTAGATTCAGGTAAGTCTAGGAAGATTTGCTGGAACTCAGATTCAAGTCTATTACGTAAAGAAGACATTCCAAACTCATTCGAGTTCAAAGGTAGTGCAATCTTTATTACTAACTTGAAGTTCGAGAACATTAAGTCTAAGAAGTTACAAGATCACTTGGATGCTTTGCAATCTAGGTGTCACTTTCTCGATCTAACTATCGATACTGATCGCGACAAGATGTTGCGTATCAAACAAGTTGACAGAGATTGTGCTGGTGGCCTGTTTAGAGATTACGATTTCGAAGACGGTGAAGATGAACAGGTACTTCAGTTTATGGAAGATAACGCAGACAGGTTAAGAGAAGTCTCAATGAGAATGGCTCTTAAACTCGCTGACTTGTTTAAGATCCAGAAGGACAATAACTGGGTCTTGTTAGCTGAATCAACTTGTATGCGTAGAGGTTAAAACTCTGTGTCAGGAGTGTTGGCGCCTTTCGGGGCGCCTTTTTTATTACCAAACAGTTTGGTTTAATAGTTTAAAGGATATATAATATACACATGAGAGACGAATTTACATGCAAAGAACATATCCTTTGGTTTATGATGACCAATGCCATTAGCTTGTCTCATTACGATCATAAATTTATTTCCAATATGCAAGTGTTCACGCACGAAAAGAAACAAATTACAAGCAACCAATCAGCGTTATTTAATAAGTTACTGGGTAAATACACAAAGCAATTAATTAAATGTAAAAAGGATCCAGTAGAACTTGTAAAACTTCCATGGAAATGCGAAGTAATTTCAAGTCTGCCTCAATATACTAATGCTAATGTTGCCTACGATTCTGAGAATAACCTATTAACAGTTAGGGCGCCATTCAAAAGGCAGTTCCTTCAATATCAGCAGGGAAAGAAGGGAAATCCATGGCTATGGAATCCAACGAAAAAACGATATGAGGCTGTACCCGATACAAGAGCATTACGGGTTGCATATGATCATTTGCCCAAGTTTTTCAATACTGTGTATCACGATGGCCTCAATGATCTAATAGCCGAGATGGAAAAAGAAAAACAGCAATTCAATCGGCCAACACTGACCATTATTAATGGAGAATATGTTGTTGCAGTTTCCAATAAAATATTAGATGAGAAACTCGAAGGAATAGAACTTAATGCTACACCACAATGCCTGTATCAAATGTCATTACTGGGCATCAGCGTAGACAGCATCATCTTACAAAACGATCCTAAGTTGCTGTTTGCTTCTAAATACGCTAATGAATGTGATGTAGATGATTTAGATAAGATTCTGTCATGGATAGCTGAGTTGGGTTGTCGTTACCTGAGCCACCAATACAGCATGGGTGGAGAAATCGGCGGAGAAGTAAGACGGGCACTTGAAAAGGCAGGCATAGCGTTAATACCACCTGGGCCTAAGTTCGACAAGATAGCGAAGAAAAAATGTAACAACACCTTGCCAATGTTGTGTCAATTTACTTCTACTATTAACTCGGACCAACATCATGGAGCCGGTGCTGTTGGTAAAATAATTGTAATAAAAAATGGAAGAGCGATAAAAATATTATGAGCAAAGGAACTGCTATACTTAAAATTAAAGACGAGGTCAATCTCAAGATTGAAGGGCTTGACCTCGATGCTCGCAGAACATTGATGCAGAAATTCGAGTACGAAGTCCCTGGCGCACGTTATATGCCTGCTGTAAAACTAGGCAGATGGAATGGTAAAGTAAGTTACTGTTCATTAGCAGGATCAACGTTTATTAATTTACTCCCTGAGATTATACCAATCTTAGAAGACCTTAATTATAATATTGAGTTAGCAGACCTAAGAGAATATAAGACTTCGTTCAACTTCTCTGAGATCACATCTGAATCATATGCAGAGTGTAAGTGGCCTAAGGGTCACGTACATGAAGGAGAGTCTATTAAGCTAAGAGACTATCAAGTAGAAATTATTAATCAGTTCTTGGCACACCCTCAATCGATTCAAGAAATAGCAACTGGCGCAGGTAAGACTATCATGTCAGCCGCCTTGAGTCATAGTGTAGAATCATATGGTCGTAGCATTGTCATTGTTCCCAATAAGAGCTTGGTAACACAGACAGAAGAGGATTACATTAACCTGGGATTAGATGTCGGTG